GACCTGTTTTACGATGGGGTTTTTGATTATCTTCTTGCCGACACTTCCGACATCCTTAAAGAACTTGCCGACGGAATATTTACCGCCTTTCGTTTCCTCAATGACTTCTGCTAAATCTGTTCCCTTCTTCTTACGAGGAGCACGTTTCTTTTTACCAGCACCCGAGGCATACTCGATGAGTGCCTTTGTGCCCTGTTTCATTCCCTCTTTCAATAACTCCTTGCCGACCTGTTTAACAATGGGGTTTTTGATGATTGCTTTGCCGACATGTCCGACATCTCTAAAGAACTTCTTGACGGAATATTTACCTCCGACAGCACCATCAACGCCAGCGTAAGATCCACCACTGTCTATTTGCATACCAGCGGGTAATGATAAAGGGGGATAGGCAATTGAATTGCCAGCAGGGACGTACATCATTGGGGACGAACCACCGCCGACCATCTGACCTGCTAAATCGCCGTGATATGAACCCATACGCATTCCGAATGGAGTGGGTGTTCTGGCGGGGTATGACTTTGCTTCTTGGACTGCGTCCATCTCTCTCAACAACGAAACTAAACGTTGGTTGTAAGGAGCGTCGTATGTAATGTTCGCTTGAGGCATTTATAATATTAAAGGACATTTTAATATTAGAAACTATTGAATTATATTTGCTAAAATCATATCAGCGATTAGCACATCTTTTTAAGACGACCTCCCGAATGGACTCCGCCACTTGGGACACCACCAGACATGCTAGCAGGTCGCATTCTGCGGGCATACCCGAACCTTCTCATCGCAGAGAGGGGAGCGTTGAGCATTTGACCGCCGATCATACGGGCAACCTCGGCAGAGTGCATCGCATCCGCCTGTCCGCCAGACTTGGAAGACAACACCATCTCCTTGGTAAGGATACCAGTGTAGACAGCAGACACACCTTGCTGGGTAGAGAAGATACCACTATTTACGCAGATGACGACAATCTCGGGAGATTGGGTCTGCAACTGGTTATAGACAGTTATATTCGCTTGGAAATTGTAATTTCCTAAACTTCCGCAACTGATGTAATCGGGCAACGACAAATCGTAGGCAGGATTAATCACCAACAGAGCACCCGTGGTAGGGATGATAGTTCCATTGACTGCCGTGGGGACATTCTTCTGGGCAAGACCACTAAACTCCGCCCACGACTGGGTACTGCCGTTTCTAACGGACATCTTCCACAGATCGTATGCCGAAGCAGACGACAAAAGACCAGACTGGTTATTCAAGTTGATGCTAATTCCAGTAATCGCCATGAAACCAGCGGGGTCGTAGATGGTTTGCTGGTTCATCTGTTTGCGGACGTTGATGATAAACAAATCGGGGATCTGATTAATCTGGAGATTGCTTGTGGTTAAGACTGTTGTGGTAAGGGTGGGGCAAGACGGATTATTTGCACTTGAAGTGATGTATCTTGGGAAGTCCATGTACGGCACGATATTTTTGGTCTGTACCAAGTCAGAGGGTTGGGTGCTGAGGAACTTGAAAAGGAGAGAAGGGGCAGTGGCATTGAGTGCCTGTAAAGCAGAACCAGCACCGAATGCGGTAGGAGCGAATACTGACGTGCCGAGGATGGGGTCGCCTAGTTGGATAGTAGCGTTGACTAATCCCGTGGTGGTAGCAGAGCACAGACGCTTGGCGGTAGCATCAATGTTGAATGTGAACGCCATATTGTTAATGCCTAAAAATCCCTGTTGGTTATACTCGGGGTTTCCGTAGATGAACGGGGATAAGAAGAGGGGTTCAGTCACGATAGTTGAGAGGACAACGGTGATGCTGGCGTTCGCACCAGTGGTGTTGCTGGGGACAATGCCCGCTTGGGGTGCTTGACCGATGTACCATCTTACGACTTGGAGAGGGAAAGCACCACGAGGCACTTGGTCGACATCGTAAGAAGCATTTGCGTATCCTGCTAAAGGATTATTTTGAGCACCAATAGCATCGGCGTAGACACCGTATGCTTGGTCGGGCAACGATGGGGTGGTGGAGTTCCATCTGTATAACTCTCTGCTGTCGTTCATTCTCATTATAGATGGCAGGACATCCTGCATATTGATTGAGCATGTGGTGTTATTAATCTGTACTGAGGCGGTGGTCAGGAGTTCGTTGAAAGGAAACGCCTGAAGTGATAGACCAGTTCCGATGGAGAAAGGAATAGCACCAGGGGCGACGACAGGCACGGTGACCGAGAATGTTATACCCGTGGTGACGAGGACATCTCTTCCTATAACGACGTTTTCGGAGGGAACTTGCACATTAAAAATAAGGGACGAGTTGGAAGACGAAGTGGAAGGGAAACGCTGATAGGTACACTGGGACGCTCCTGACTTGACGGCAAAGTCGATGTCGGAGGTAATATCGCCGATGACGGAATCTTTGACTAGTACAGTTTTGAAGTCGGACATTTTATAAAATAGGATTATACTTTATTTTATAAAACTTTTGCTAATTACATCTTGGAGTTTTGAGAGGATGATTTTCCACAGGAATCCTTCTTAATAAAGGCGATTTTGACGGTGACCGTTCCGCCACTTTGAAGTCTAAATGGGATGAGTTGCCCAGTCCTCAATCTATAAAATATTTCTAAATCAATATTGAAAAGGGGGCGATTTCCGTAGAGGGTGATATATCGATACTGGGCGGTAGGGGTATATACGAGGTTGGGGCGGTATGATCCTGTATCGGATACTAAATCCGTGATGACGTTGGCGATGGCACTATTGTTGCCCCCTAAACCAAGTTGAGCACCGTTATTAAAAATAAGGGGCGTGCTGACTTGATTGGGATTGATGGGCAGGGTGTTGGATATAAAGACCAGCGACTGGATGGGTGTCCATGCCGAGGTCGTGCTACACTCTTGATAGAGGCAGATTGCCGTCCAGACTGGGTCGCCGTTGACGGGGGTAATGACTTGCAGATTGGTGCTTCCCTTATTAAACGGAAGCAATTGGAAGTTGCGACCTTGGATGTTCAAAGGGGTCAATTCATATCCTAAATATCTGGCGGGGAAGGACTCGAACAACGAGTATAGAGGGGCATTCATATAAACCAGTATTGGGGTATATCCTGCCGAAGGATTTACATCATATCCGAGTGCATCTGCGAACAGAGTGCCCGATGACGACGACGTGTCCCAATCAATATAGGGTGGTTCGGCAGATGGTAAGACTCCTCCTGCTGTGACGACCTGTGCTGATAAACTGGTGAATGCCTGCTCGAACGCCCTTCCGACTATTCCTAAAAAGAAGGTGTAAGAGTAGCAATTGTAGTACCCCGTGTCGTTGACTTGAGTGCCCGTTTGCGACCCGTTTGGTGGGACTGGTATCGGTGCAGAGAGGTCTTGGGGTGTCCAGTCGAGGAACTCTTGTGCTACATATGTCACTCCTGTGCTTGCGAGAAAGTAGGAGAGCGTGACCGAATAAATGGTTAGATTGCGGTTGCCCTGGTTTGGTTGTATTGATGGGATGAATACTGGCAGTGTCCCTGTGTCCACTGTGAATCGCAGAATAGATAGGTAATAATCCTCGGGCACACTTACGAACGGCATTGTTCGCTGTTCATTATAGTAGAAGATTGGGGGTTGCGTCGTGGTGCTCTGGAAGTTGGTCACCGTGACATCGTAATAAACCTGGTCTGGATTAGTATCGTTCTTAATGACGTTGAACTGCGACATATTTATATAATGCCTATATAAATATATTGATGGATTTTTTTATAAGGTGCGAAGTGCGAAGTGCGTTTTGCGTGGAAGAGTGTTCCAATGGATTTTGATTTTTTCTGTGAAAAAAAATTGTTTCTCACGGGCGGACTCTCTAAACTAAATCGCACTTCGCACTTCGCACTTTTGTTAGACATTAGAATAATATTAAACAACAACAGTAAAGGCAGGAGATGCCTTAATGATGTATGGCATCGTGTATCCTTTGAGAGAGAAGTTGTTGACCGTGATCGGCACGTTAAGCGGTTGGTTAGGATTTACAGATGAAATTGTATAATCGTTAAGTGTGACCACACCGCCCGAAAATGTAGAGGTTGGATTCTCATTGACGAATGATGTTGCTCCTAGCACGTTTGAGATGGATGTTCCACTCGGATTGCTCTCGTAGACAGATGAAGACATCGCACCGCTAAACGTGTACGCACCCCCAGTTAGAGGTATCGCCGTGGCGGGAAGATTGGCGGTCGTTAGTGCTCCGAACTGGAGCGTACCAGTAATGTCTGACGGATTTATTGTCCCTGCATTTACGGCACTACCTAAAATGTAATTATTGGTTAAGTCTGGTACATTGAAGTGCTGAGCGTCCACTTGTCCGTAGACGATGCCGATGCTGTCGTATAAATATGGATAGTCCGCAATCAGGACGCTAGCACCATCGCAGAGTAAAAAGGTGTTGGGGATTGCTACAGTAGAGCAGTATGGTAAAATTGCTCCAACAGGTAGTCCGAACTCAGGGTCATTGGTTGTTTGATTAGATGCCGACATTTATATTAAATAAAGATATTTTAATACGATGCCTTGACGATATATTGGATCTCTATCGTGTTGGGTTCGATATTCGTAATATTTATATTGGTTGCTACGACTGGGTTGCCTGCGTGGGCAATAAGACTGGCGACGACTGTGCCCGTCACGCCGACACTCTGTTGCATTGCTTGACCGTTGGCGTACACCGCATTATTGGACGACCCAGACCCGTCTGCATTTTGTTTGTTCGAGTTGGTCTGACCTGTTCCGTTGAGAGCACCCGAAGCACTGAAAGATTGTCGTGCGGTGGAGAATGCGGGCATGTTGGCGACAGCGATACTAAAAGAGGCAGAGAGAGGACCAACTGCAGACCCTGGTACTACCGTCCGTGTCGTCCCTCCGCCTATAATTCCTCCGACTAAATTGGGTGTGTTAGTGCCTCCCAACAAAGATGCTAAAATGGGGTATGTTGCTCCACTGAAAGCACCGCCGTTGCAGAGGAGGTATTTCGGTGGTAAGACTTGTCCTGCGAATGCGATTATAGTGCCTACTGGGACTGGAAATCCTTGTGCTCCTGTTTGATTAGAAATGGACATTTATATTATAGATACATATTTTTAAAAAGAAACCTACCGAATATATGAACCACCTTTCAACCATGCCATATTCGAGTTGAGATACTGAGGGGCAGGGTACTGCTGAACGAGGGGAGGTAGTAGTACCTGCGGGGATACTGGTACTTGTTCCGCCTTGATGATGTGTATAAATAAATAACCGATGGGGGTCACTTCGCCGAGGGACACGTTGCACACACAGGGAACTGGGGCGACGGGTGGGGTGTAAGATGGGTCAGTCCCTCCCGTTAATGTGACGGCAAATGTGGTACGTGTCGACGAGTTCGACTTGGTGAACTCTGTTATAGTACCGTTGTCACCACCGATGTTGTTGGCGTTGTTGTGCTCGTAGAGCGATGGTGTGGTTGCAGGATCAAAGTTGATGGTAGCATTAAAATCTGTCGTAATCAGATTCGGCAGTTCGTTCGTGGTAAGCAGGATGTCCTCTGTGAATGTGACGGCAGGTGGAGGGACAGGGTTAAGTGCCCCCGCTCCCGTATAAGGGTTAGTGACTAAATCAGGTACTCTAAAGAACCCTGCCGTTTCGCCTCCCGTATTGAATGTTGTGCCTAGCACTGCGAACAACTCGGGGTACAGGGCAGGGTTGTATTCACCGCCATTACAGTACAGGAAAGAGTCTGGTATCCGATTGCTTGCACTAGCAACAAAGGGTAAAATAGCACCTGTTGGGATAGGGTATCCATTAAATCCGTAATAGTTAGACATTATACAATAGACAGAGGATTTATTATTGAGATTCTCTTAAAATTGAACTCTTTTTTTGCTTTTTTACAGAGAGTATAAAATAAAATAATATTATTTAAGTAATCGCCATTTATTTAAGGATAAATAAAAAATTGAAACAGAATCTAACCCTGAGAAGAGAGTTATAAAATTGAACACCTAAAAACAGAACAATCTGAGAGCAAAATAACTGAAACAACTAACCCTGAAAAATTGAAATCTTTATTCTACAAAATAAAGACAGTAAATATAAAACCACACACTATTAATTAATTGAACGACCCCTTAAAAATTGATCTCTTTTCCAAATCTATATTTGAGAGGTAAATAATTTATAAAATTGAAAGATTTTAAAGCAAACCACCAACAAGCACTAACTAACGAAAATGAACTCTAATAACAACAACAGACTTTGTCGCAACGGTCAGACTGACGACCTCAACGCCTGCAGAGGACAGGTCGCAGAAGGCAACAACTACGGACTCTGCCACGCCTGTGAACTTAAAAGACGGCAAGATGCCCTCGATGAGATATTTGCCCGCCACAACATGTCGGCATCCGCATCCACAGACGACGTCATCGACCACTGTGAAAAATGCAGTCGGGACATCCACGTGGGTGAGCGTACATACATCCAGCGTACCCACTCGGTCAGAGAGGAGGACGGCGAGGATATGGTAGAAGACATGCTGGTGTGCTCTGACTGTGACCGAGGCGACGCAGTGGCAGGCAGACAAGTGGGACGGGTCATCCGACGCACCGCTGGCGGACGGGTACGGACGATGCCCGCACACAGAGGCGTGGACTGCACGGTATGCGGTCGGACAATATACGACGGTACAGGCACAGTGTGCTCTGGGTGCGTGGGCGAGGGATTCACCGCAATCACCGCAACCGTAGTCCAACCCGCAGTCGAGGCAGTCGCAGTCCAAGCAGTCACCCTAACCGCACCACCCCAACACGACGACTGCTGTTGCTGTCTGGGCAACGATGCGACAAACTGGACTAAGATGGCATGCGGTCACGAGGTCTGCTCTGACTGCCACACATCCCTCCGCAACAGCAGTGTGACCAGCGAGACCAGTCGGGATGCAATGATCCTCGGTTTCGCAGGATGCCAGCGGGATGTAATCTGCCCACTGTGCCGTGCCCAGAACCCGAGCAACGACCCAGTTGAACTACACCAACGCCTAGCAAGATACCGCCAAAAGGTGACGGATATGACTGAAAGTAATCGCAGATCCTGCGATGAAATCCGCAGAATGGCGAGGGTTGAATGCGATGCCACCAGACGGGCAAGCGACGCAGAGATTAAGCGACTGCGGGACATCGCCGACGGCAACAAAAGGGACTTCAACGCATCGATGCAGGTAATTGAAGACCTAAAACGCCAACTGGCAGAGGCAAAAGGCAGACCCGCCAAGACATGCGACGGGTGCTCCAAACCGCAAGAGGATGACCGTGTACCATACTGCAACGGGTGTATGTCCGCCCTCTACGGTGAAAACTGGGCAGAGGACAACGGTCTAGTGCCACCCGCCCAGAAAGTCGGCGGTGGCGGTGGGCGGGCAGAGGCACGGGCAGATGAACGGGTGGTGGTAATCCCCAGATACCAACCCGCCACAACGGTCACACGGGCAGAGGCGATGGCGATTGAAAGGCAGGCGGGGATGGGCGGGGCAAGAGCAGTGCTAGTCGGCGGTGGCGGTGGCGGTGCGTCGGCAACCCCCAGAAGACCCTGCACGACACCCAACTGTGAGACTGCCAAACCCACCCAGCGTCGATGCCCAGGCAACGGATGCCTCCGCAACCACCGTGACACCCCCTGCTGTAAAAGGTGCGATACATGCCCCCAGTGCAAGGTCTAAACAAACAAACAGGTAAAACAAACAGGTAAGCGTATAAATGTATGTGTATAATTGTATAAATAAAAAATAAAAAAAGGATCAGAGCGTCACTAACAGATAGAATAAAGTACGCAATCCGCCCCCTACAAAAAAGCAAAATATAAATAAAAAAAGACATATTGGTGGTCTTTTTTTATTCGGTGCGAAGTGCGAAATGCGATTTGCCACAGAGAGTGTCCCAATGGATTTTAATTTTTTCTGTGAGAAAAAAAAGTTTCTCACGGGCGGACTCTTCAAACGAAATCGCACTTCGCACTTCGCACGGGTTAGACATTAAAATCATATTAGACAGCAACATCATCCTCCCCATTTAAAATGAAACATTCCTTATCAGACAATACACACATCGGGAAACCCTTCTGGATAGTCACCCACCGTGAGTTGAGTTTCTTGATTTTTTTTATTTGCTCTTTGTCTAACCCGAAATAATTATCTAACAAATACTTCATCGCCTTGCCTCCAAGACCCGAGGGAAAGATGGTCACCGATTTACATTCGTTTAAAATACGACGGGTGTCTTTACCATTGCACGCCAGATGCGACGTATAAATGACCTCTACATTAAAATGCCGACCTGTTTCTAAAACCGAGTTTAAAATAGAGTCCACCTTCAACCTCTGCGATTTAATAGTTAAGCAATCGGTATCGTCGAAGATGACGAGCGAATCCTTAAAATCCTCGGCAGTTAGATCCTCGGTCAGAAACTCCTGCGAGTCCAGTTTGATGCGTTTTAAATCTTTGATTTTGTCGAGCGTCTTGTCCTCTTTGATGGACGACAAAATATAAATATCTCTCTTGGGATACATGCGGTGGTATTCGTCGGCATACTGCTTCGTGTAATAGGATTTACCTGACCCCGATGCTCCCGTGACATATCGGATGCTTCGCTCGCATTTTTTATCGGGGATAGGTTGGAAATGGAGATGCGGTTTGTCTTTTAATCGCACTTCTCTGAATGACGCTTGGCAGTCCTTCTTCTTATCGGTGATAGAGAGGTGCTTCCAGTTCTTACGATCCTTGTCCTCTTCATTTTCTAATACTGCCAGTACAGTTCCTTCGTTCTCAAAGTTCATTTATATTATACTGCGGAGAAAATCTTTGGAGTTTTGATTTATTTTCGTTGCGAAATAATCCTTTAAAGTTTTAATGGTAGAGAGGGCATTGCTCTCTTTAACAGCGTCTATTGTCTTGAATATTTTTTCGTCTAACGGCACTTGATAGACGGTTGATATTTGTTCTTTAATAAACTGCAGGTTTGCCTCAATGTCCGCCCACTTGGGTTTTCTAAATGTCTGTTCGAGTAGGATTTGAAGGATGCCCAGTTCATTCTTGATTTTGTTTAAATACCCCACCTGCGAATTGAAAAACTCCACCAGTTTATTTAATTTTGCTTTATTCTTGGTCTTGCCTTCTATTTGTAAGAGAGAAAATAGACGCTTGAGTGCCTTAAAGGAGTCCACCTTGGAGTAATAATGGATGTCGTCTTCCAGCGACGCTTCTAACTCTCCCTTGTTCGGGGTCTTGACGAAATTGGATTGGTCGCCTACACGGATGTAGTAGTTCTCCGACACCTCGGCAAACTGGTTGCCCACCTTCTTCAATAAATCTATTTTCGTGGTTGTTTTGTCTAGTAGAGATTCCTCTAACGTCCGTTCGCCCCCGCAGGGCATCTTGATTTTCCCCGCCTTGATGTCGTGTGGTTTCCA